AAAACTTTACATGTATCAATTGACATGTGAACTTTATGAGTATGAGGATGCAGTCATTGACACCAATATTGCAGAGATTGATGATAATGCAGAGGATGATGGATACATTGCAACACTTACATTAGCTGGTTTTGGTAATACTGCAACATTCAATACTGGTATTACAACTAACTTTGGTATCAATACGATTACATTAATTAACGGTGGATTTGGATATACAAGTCCACCAGCTGTAGCAATTACAACATCACCACAAGGTACATCTCTTGCAAATGCAACTGCAGTGGCTATAACAACATCAACTGGTGCTGGATCAACAACATTCTCTGTACAAGAAGTTGTAATAATTAATCCTGGCTTTGGCTATACAACTCCACCTACAATTACATTCAGTGGTGCTGGCGGTTCAGGGGCGTCTGCCATAGCGGGTATTGGAACAAACGTAGTAAGAATATTATTAGATGGTACACAACAGGGTGGTAGTAAATATACATCTCCACCTGTGGTATCCATATCAACTTCACCATCTGGACTATCTACAGCTAATGCAACTGGTGTTGCTGTGGTAAGTGCTGCTGGAACTATAAGTGATATTAGACTCACTAATGCTGGATTTGGATATGCATCTGCTCCAACTCTAACTATTGCAAATCCATCTACAGGAATTGGAACTGGTAACTTCTTCTTGAATGAGGTTGTGAAGGGTCAAAGTTCTCTATGTACTGCAAGAGTTAAGGATTGGGATGCCGATACAAATATTCTTAAGATATCTAATATCGCAACTAACTTCGCATTAGGTGAGGTTCTAGTTGGATCTGCAACCACAGGAGAGTTCCCAGGCATGGGTCAAACTGCAAGTTATACTATATTTAAAATAGGTCTAGATAATTTTCAAGACGATGCTTTTGCAAATAATTTAGTCATAGAAAACGAAGCTGATAGTGGATTGGTTGACTTCTCAGAAGGCAATCCATTTGGTAGTTTCTAAATAATTAAAAAGAATTATGTTAGGTCAATACTTTTATCACGAGATTCTAAGAAAAACAGTTATCGGTTTTGGTACACTTTTTAATGGAATAGAGATTCGTCACGATGCAGATGATGGTGCGTCTGTAAGTAGAATGAAGGTGCCATTGGCATATGGCCCAATGCAAAAGTTTCTTGCAAAAATAGAACAACAACCAACTTTAAAGGGTAGGCCTGCAATTACTCTACCTCGTATGTCATTTGAAATGACTACATTGAATTATGATCCATCAAGAAAGGCTTCAATAACTCAGACTTTTAGATCATACAACACAGGTAATTTAAACGATACAAAGAAAGTTTTTATGCCTGTTCCATACAACGTGGGATTTATGTTAAGTATTGCGACTAAACTCAATGATGATATGTTGCAGATAATGGAACAGATTCTTCCATATTTTCAGCCAGGCCTTAGTATCACTTTGAACTTAGTTTCATCAATAAATGAGAAAAGAGATATTCCTATTGTTTTAGAAAGTATTAATATGAGTGATGATTATGAAGGTAGTTTTGATAATCGTCGTGCAATGATTAGTACCTTACAATTCACTGCTAAGGTATACTTATTTGGTGCTGTTGCGGATAATCCAGATGGTCTTATCAAGAGAGTTAATGTTGATTACTTCACTGACACCAACAAGGTTGTTGCAAAACGTGAACAGAGATACTCTGCAACTCCAAGAGCTGTAAAAGATTACAATGATGATAATACAACTGCGATCAATAAACCTTTAGCTGCAGAACAAACTATAGTTTCTGTGAATAGTGCTGCTAACTTTACTGTTGATGATTACATTAGATTGGGAGAAGAGAATCTACAGATTCGTTCTATTAGTGGAAATGAATTAACTGTATACAGAGGTGTAGATGGAACCACAGTTTCAGATCATGCAGATGGATCTGTCATAGATATACTTAGTGGATCTAGAGATGCAACATTACCATTAAGTGGTGATGATGCACTTATCGCTTCTGGTGATGATTTTGGATTTAATGAAATGTCTTCTTTCTATGAGGACTTTAAACAATATTCTCCATCTCAACAAAAGGATGTATAAATCATGAAATTTGATGATATTGATGATGCGTTAGATGTAGTAAAGGATTCTTCTGATCCTATTGAAATTGATACTGTCAAACCAATCAAATGTGAAAAGGAAGATCTAGATCGTGATTATGAATACACTCGTGGTCAACTCTATTCTCTAATAGAAAAAGGCCAAGAAGCCATTGATGGTATCATGGAAATTTCTCAAGAGAGTGGATCTGCCAGAGCTTACGAAGTTACTGGACAGATAATTAAAAGTGTGGCTGATGCCACTGATAAATTATTAGACCTACAGAAAAAGGTTAAGGACATTAAGGAACCTAAAGATAAGGGCCCTAATAATGTTACAAATGCACTTTTTGTAGGATCAACAGCTGAACTTCAAAAATTATTAAAAAAGGGAAAGTTAGATGACTGAACCAGTAAAAGGTAAAACTCCTCCAGTAACTGAGGAAAAACCAAAAGGTCTTCTCGGTAAATTAAAAGATGCTGCGGATGACAAAGAAGAACAAATTGCCATTCTCTCTACATTCGTGAGATTGGCTGTGTTGGTCTGGGCAGGAGGAATTTTAACTCTTGCATACGTTAAGTTACCAGAAGCACTTAAAATACCAGAACAGAAATTAGACCCAACTTTTATAGCTTCAGTTTTCACAGGTGTATTAGCTACATTTGGCGTTCAAGCTGGTGGTAAGAAGAAGGGTGCTGATGGTGGTAGTGCTAACATATCTAAAAAAGATATGGAGTTTCTTATTGCCAAGGCAGCAGAAACTGCGCCTGCTCAAACCATTAGGATAGAGTCAGGCCCTGTCAAAATTGTTCCTGATAGTAAAAAATCTTAAAATCATGCAGAAAATTGTAAATGGAATCGCTATTGCAAGTGGTATTATCTCTCTCACCGTTGTTGGTACTGTTGGGTATGTATTCGTACGCAAGGATGCGATTATCGAAAACGTCAAAAGTAAAGTAATGGAATCTGTAATGGGTTCTGTTGGAGATGCATTACCTAATGTTGTAGGTGATGTATTACCTGATACTACAGGTGGTGCTGGCCCTGCATTACCAAGTAGTCCTATGCCTAAAGGTGTTGGATTAGGTGTTCCTTCCTTTTAAATAATGCCAACGATTGATAATATATCAATTGGTAACGTAAGTATTCCATATGTTAGACCTTGGTTAATTAAAGAACCAGTAATTTATAACATTCATCCTCCTGTAGTTATTCAAATTGGTAATCCAATTTTACAGATGCCTGGATGCGTTAAAATGCATAGGGATAATAAGAGACATGTAAATGGACTTCCAATTGATAAAAATTTAATAGAGGATGATCCTAATAGTGTGATGACGGTGTGTGATGCAGATTATCCGTCATATGATGCGATGAATTACGAGCCGGAAAGATTAATCATTACGAGAGAGGCTCCAATACCAAATGTACGACCCCCAGAAGCTCCTCCGACACCAGATGTTCCTAACACTGGAGATATTTCTTCAGATGAAGAAGTACCTTGCCCAGGCCCAACCCAATTAAGAGTTGGTGATGTTACTCAGTCAGGTGATGAAAGAGTTATTGGACATGAACTGAGTGAAGATGGTAAAATTTGTATAATATTATATGAACCAACTACGGCTGTTGAGAAATTTCTACCTCCTTTAAATCAAGCATCAACTGTGACCGCACTTGCAGTTGTAGCTACAGCTGGTGCTGCTGCGACACCATTATTGATAAGAATTATAAAACCTGTCATAAAAAAAATATGGACTACGGTTCAGAAAAAATTTGGTAAAGAGGAAAGAAAACTATCTCTTTCAGAAATAAAAACTAATCAATATCGCCAATCGAAAGGCTTATCTCCTTTAAAGAGGAAGAAGAAGTAGATGGAGTAATAGAATGAACGTGATCTGGCAGTGTATTTGGAGGATTTACTAACACTACATCGGCACATACGGCATGGTATGGCGACTTGGGATGAAATACAACTCCAGCCTTCATTAGCTCACCACAATTTTTAAGACGAGCTAATTCAAAATCTAATCTTTTATTTGCAGTTTGTTGTTCCATCCATGC